ACCATTGCCATTGCGGAGTATCTGCGATGAAGTTTGATGCAATCAAGGGATTGATAGGCGACCTAGCTCCCACCCTTGGAGCGGCCCTAGGCGGCCCTGTGGGAGGCGCGGCGGCCACCATGCTGGCTGACGTACTGGGCTGTGATCCTACCCCTCAGAAGATAGAGAAAGCCTTACAGCAGGCAACACCAGAACAGCTGGCTGAGATTAAGAAGGCTGAACTTGACTTTGAAGTCAGGATGAAAGAGCTTGAAGTTGATGTATTTGCCTTGGAAACAAAGGATACGCAACATGCCAGAGATGCCTTCCAAGAAGACTGGACGGCGCGAGCAATCGCCCTTCTTTCCATCTTGCTTTTCGGCGGATACGTGCTACTCGTAACATTACAACCTGCCGATGATAACGATTTGAACGTTGTGAATCTTGTTCTTGGTTACCTCGGCGGCATCGTGTCTTCTGTGGTGAGTTTTTACTTTGGCGCAAGCAAGTCGGGTTCTAAATGAGCAGATTGATTGAACAGTTAAAAATACACGAAGGCGTCAGGACTCATGCGTACCTGTGTAGTGAAAACAAGATCACTGTGGGCGTGGGTAGAAATTTAGACAGCAACGGTGGTATTGGCCTGTCTGAAGACGAGATAGATTATCTATTGAGTAATGATATAAAAAGATGTCGTGACGAGTTGGAGTTCAACTTTGACTGGTTCAAAGAGCTAGACGAGGTTCGACAGGATGCAATGATCAACCTGTGTTTTAACATCGGCATCACTTCGCTCCGCAAGTTTGCTAAAGCTATTGCGGCTATGAACGTACATGATTACGAGACGGCGGCAATGGAGTTCCTTGATAGTCGATGGGCCAGCCAAGTGGGTACACGCGCCTTGGATGTAACCGACATGATTCGTACAGGTGATTACAATGAGTAAAGGTGGCGGTCAGGGTTCATTCGCACAGATGCAAGAACCCGGTTTAGATATGGACATGGGTGGTTTTGGCGGCGGTGGTCCGCAACCGGCACCTGCATTCGAGCGTCCACAAATGGACAACAGGATGGGTATGCCGTCCTTTAATCCAGAGCCTATTATGCAAACCCAAGGCCCAGAAAGCTTTGATCGTTTTAGTGGCGGATTGGGAAGCAAAGGAGGCAGATCAAACCCCTATCAGACGGACGGTATTGTTCCTCCTAAGATGGGAGACGCAATGGCGCGTTTACCATATCAACCTCAGCCTATACAGGACGACAAGGTTGGCGAAATAATGTACGCAGGTGGTACACCATACTTTAACGAGGGCACAGGCGAGTACAGGACTGGCGGAATTAAGCCGCCAAGAGGTCCGGTAAAACTCCAGCCAATCAAGATGCAACCTATGCCGTTTGAGCCGGTGCTATCTGATGGGCCAGATTTTCGTCCGCCTATGGCTCCAGAGATGCCGCCCACTCCGCCTCGCAGGATAGACATTCCAGCTATACCTAATGACATGCTGGAAGACATAGAAAGTCGAGGCACGGTTGGCCCCGGCGGTGGGACACGCGGTAGAACTGGCAGTTTCAGAGATGCAATCCGTGAGTTTAGGGATGAGTTCCGATATCAGCCTATGCCACGACGAGAGCCACCCATCTTTGGACCGCCAAGAAACTTCCCATTCCCGATGCCAAGACCACCTCGCATGCCACCGCGTCAGCCGCCTCGCATGCCGGGTAGGAATACACAATTCCAGATGCCATTCTTCGGCTCTCCTTATGGGCAGATGAATCCATACGCAGGGCAGTTTTCTGGCTACGGCGTACCAAGCAACATGTTTAGCTTTGCACAGCCACACTATCAGCCGTATGTGCCACAGGCTTATACGCCGCCTCCACAGCCTTCAGCACCACCTGTTATGCAGTTACCGCCGGGCCAAGGCAGTGATGCATTTACTGCTGGCTTTGGCGGTCAGGGTATTGGCGGTTTTGGTAGATATAATTTAGGTCTGGCTCGCCGCCAGTTTGGTGGGAGATGATTAATGCCACTAGCCAAAATTCAGTTCAATCCCGGAGTTGATAAGGAAGGGACGGAGTACACTGCTGATGCAGGCTGGTTCGACTCTGACAAGATTAGGTTCAGGAAGGGTCGCCCAGAAAAAATAGGCGGCTGGCAAAAATACAGTACAGATTCTTTTCTTGGGATTTGCCGATCATTACACGATTGGTCATCGCTAGAGTCGATCAAATACATAGGACTGGGAACCAATCTTAAGTTCTATGTAGCAGAGGGTAGCTCGTTTAACGACGTTACTCCTATCCGCGCAACAACTGCGGCAGGTGATGTAACATTCTCTGCGACTAATGGATCGTCAACCATTACAGTCTCAGATACAGCACACGGTGCGGTGGTCAATGACTTCGTGACCTTTTCTGGTGCAGTTACCTTGGGTGGCAACATCACAGCAACGGTACTCAACAAGGAGTATCAGATTGCCACGGTGCCAGACACCAACAGCTACACGATCATTGCAAAAGACGCCGATGACGCGGAAGTCACAGCAAATGCCAGCGATACTGGCAACGGCGGCTCATCAACAGTTGGCACGTATCAGATTAATACCGGACTGAACACGTTTGTCAGTGGTACAGGATGGGGCGCTGGTGCATGGGGCGCATCAACATGGGGCAGTGCAAGCTCTGTGTCAGCCGCAGGTCAGCTTCGTTTGTATAGCCAAGACAACTTTGGCGAAGACCTGATATTCAATACTCGTGGTGGCGGCATCTATTACTGGGATGAGTCAAGCGGTACAGGCACTCGTGCAATTGAGATTGGCAGTCTGGCAGGTGCGTCGAACACGCCAACGATTGCGCTACAGGTTATGGTGTCTGATATTGACCAGCACGTTATTGCGTTTGGCACTAACCCAATTGGCTCGTCAAACATTGACCCACTGTTTGTTCGCTTTTCGGATCAAGAGAATGCGGCAGACTGGACACCGACTGCGACCAATACGGCGGGCGGCGTAAGGATTAACTCAGGCTCTCAGATTATCGGCGCGGTACAGGCCAGACAAGAGATTCTAATTTGGACGGATGTCAGCCTGCACTCGATGCGCTTTGTTGGCTCGCCGTTTATTTTTGAGTTCACTCGCTTGAGTTCTGACATATCCATGATCTCGCCTAATGCGGCAGTCAATGCTCGTGGTGCGGTGTACTTTATGGATCGTGGCAACTTCTACGTTTACAACGGTGCGGTACAGCCACTGCCATGTACGGTTAAGGATCATGTGTTTTCTAACCTAAACCAAGACCAAGCATTCAAGGTGTTTGCGGCAGAGAACAACGACTTCAACGAGGTTATTTGGTTCTATCCGGTGGGCACTGGAGACACTGAGATTACCAATTACGTGTCGTATAATTATGAAGAAAACCTGTGGGCAGTTGGCACATTGGCTCGCGGTACTTGGATTGGCGCTGGTACACGTAACAAGCCGTTGGCGACAACAGCAATCAACGGTGGCAACAACTACTTGTACGAGCATGAGGTTGGCTTTGACGATGACGATCAGCCTATGACGGCATACATTGAGTCAGGCGATGTTGAGTTGGGTGAGGGTGAATACTTTATGTATATGAATCGCATCATCCCCGACTTTACATTTAGCGGGCACACAGGTGATGCAACGGCAGACATCGTAATAAAGGGATCAAACTTTCCGCTTGAGAGTTCAACAACACTGTCAACCTCAACAGTAACGCCAACATCAACGCAGTCGTTCGTTAGAAACAGAGCGCGTCATGCGGTTGTACGCATTGAAAGCTCGGGATTAGGTTATGGGTGGCGACTGGGTACGCTTAGATTTGAAATGAGACAGGACGGCAGACGATGACCTCCAGACGTAACACCCCAATGCCTGTACCACAGCAGGAATACAACTACGAAAACGAGGCAGTGTTTCGCCGCACGCTAGAGTTTACGTTCCAGACTGTGGAGAACGATGTGCAATTAGCAAAAACCCAAGGCGATAAAGATGGCTCGCTTGCCATGCGTCGGTTTCAGTTTTTGTTAATGGGTGCCTCATGACTGATGTCATTAAGGTACTGGGTCAAGTAAACCCATCAGCCACGACAACGACAGATCTGTATACCGTACCTGATCTTACGCAAACCACCGTTAGCTCTTTGGTTATCTGCAACTTTGGCAGTAACCAAGGCTCGTTCAGAGTTAGCGTTCATGTTGGCGGCGCGGCGGCTGACGATAAGCAGTTCTTATTTCACACAGAATCTTTGGCAAACCACACCACTAAAACGGTGGTGATTGGTATGTGCTTAAATCAGACAGACGTAATAAAAGTTTATGCGAGTTCGGGAGACTTCGCGTTTAACCTCTTCGGAGTGGAGACCAGCTAATGATGAACCAACGACCCCCCATGCAGGGGATAGCAAACCAGATGGCCCAGCACGGTCGATATGGAGACTCGATGCTGGTTCACATGAACCCGATTGAGGTTCAGGGAATTGCGGCTCTATCACCAACAGGATCGCTTACAACCAACCCAGTTACAGGACAGCCAGAGGCATTCTTGCCTTTCTTGGCTCCACTGTTAGGTAGTGCGTTAGGCTCTACATTCCTAACCGGATCTACCCTTGGTGGCTTACTCGGAACTGGGCTTAGCTCTGGTGTTGCTGGCGCTATTGGTTCAGGTCTTGCAACTACAGCCGCAACTGGGGATCTTAAGAAGGGCCTTATCTCTGGCTTGACTGGTTACGGTATAGGACAAGCATTGCAAGGTGGCGCTGAGGCTGTAATGGGTGTGCCAGAGGCGGCAGAAACAACTGCTGAATTAGCAAGCACAGCTGATGCGGCAAAAATGTCGGCTCTTCAGGCTGACCCCACTCTTACTGCTGAAACTTTAAATCAATTGCCTTCTGTTACTCAAGCGCAACAAGCAACAGCCGGTCTTGACTTAGCAAAAACAACCGCAGGAGAAAACATCGGTAGTTTGGCTATGGAAAATCCCGGTCAATTTGCAGGCGGATTTGGTAAAGCTTTAATTAAGCCAGCAAACTTGGCGGCAATTGGCGTTGGCGAAGGTCAGCGTGGCGCTATAGAAATGGAAGAGCGCTTTGCTCGTGATGCCAAGCGGTTTGATAGAGAGCGTGAAGCAGAGTTAGAGCGTGCTCGCCAAGGATTGCGTAGCGCATACGGTCAGTTAGAGTCTGATTATCCCGGCTACAAGATTCCCGGCTATCAGGCCGGTGGTATTACGTCTGTTAACCCTAACAACTACATGTCTAATCTTCGCGGTCTTCAAGCGCTCGCAGGAGGTGGGCGCACGGTACAAAATTTTAAGCGAGGCGGTCGCACCGCCAGCGACGATTACAACGACTACATGGGGTCACGACCAGTGTTTGGCCCCGGCACAGCGGCACAACGACAAGCCAATATCCGTGGCTCTCAGGTAATATCTCCTGAGCAACTACAGGGTTATCGCCCCGGCTTTGGTCCAGAGATAAGTTATTTTCAGAGACCTAGCCAAACAACACCGCCCGGAAATGGACCCGGAACTGGACCCGGAACTGGACCCGGAGATGGCCCTCCCGGAAACCCTCCCGGCGGCCCCGGCAGAGATCCGGGTATGGGGTTGCCGCCCGGAGATATTTCTGGCGGCCCCGGAAAGGGCGGGACAATGGGCGGTATAGCTGACTTTGATTACTCTCAGTTCGCAGAGTCAGATGCTGGTCGAGAAGCTATCGCCAACTTCAGAGATTTAACAGGGATTAGCGATGTCACTAATCGCCTTTCCGCCATAGAACAAAGACCAGATCCTACTATTCCGCAGATTGACTATGACGAAATAACCAATCGGGTTCGTGGCGGCATTAATATCCCAGAGTTTGATCTGTCGGGCATCGAGTCTCGATTAGGCGCAATTGAAACAAGAGACATCCCAACAATTGACTATGACGCAATCACGAGCAGGGTGCGCGAAGGTATAGACATACCAGAATATACAGCGCCAACAATTGATTATGACGCCATTACTCAGAGAGTCAGAGAGGGCATAGACATTCCAACCTATGACACCTCTGGGATCATGGATGCCATTGCGGCCAACAGAGAGGCCATTGCAGGTATGCCTGCGCCGTCTACCGTTGACTATGACGAGATTGCTAATCGGGTCAGAGGTAGCATAGATATTCCTACTGTAGATTTATCTGGAATAGAAACCAGACTTGGCGCTATCGAAGGGCGAGAGATGCCAACCTTTGACACGTCTAACATTATGTCTGCAATAGATGCCAACCGACAGGCAATTGCTGGCATTCCATCAATAGATTTGTCTGGTATAGAGGATAGGTTGGTTGATATTGAAAACATAGAAAGGCCAAGGTTTGATTTGTCTAGCATTGAGTCTCGACTGGGGGCAATTGAAAGCAGGCCAGATCCAACGTTTGACACATCTGGGATAATGTCTGCGATTGACGCTAACAGGCAAGCAATTGCTGGACTGCCTGCACCTGCGCCAGCATTTGATTCTTCAGGAATTATGGACGCTATTGCCGCAAACAGAGAAGCAATAGCGGGAATGCCTGCGCCTCAAGCGTTTGACGATAGCTCGATACTTGCGGCAATTGAAGCAAACAGGAAGGCTATAGGCGGCATTAACTCTGGCGGTATAAATCCAAACCCAACAGCAGGAATACCCACAGCCCCAGTCAAGCAAGCCCCAGTTAAGTCATCGCCAATTAGAATGCCCAAAGGCTTTGCTGAAGGTGGCGAAACAGAAATGTCGGCAGATCAAGGCTCAAGAATAATTGACCTTACTATTGCGGCAGTTATGGGTCAGTTGCCAGAAGATCAGGCAGAGTCTGTTATCAACCGCTTTGTTGACGAGTTTGGTTCAGAGGCATTTGCCATTTTGCGGCGTCAGGTCTTGCAGGGCAACGTTCCCGGCGCTCAAACAGAGGGCAAAATAAACGGCAATGGCGGCGGTATGGATGACAAAGTTCCGGGTATGATAGGTGATCAGCAACCAGTAGCTGTAAGCCCCGGAGAGTTTATTGTCCCTGCGGATGTGGTCTCTGGTTTAGGCGATGGCAGTACAGATGCTGGGGTTGAAGAGCTACACGGAATGATGGATCGCGTTCGCAGTGAGCGCACCGGAATGAAACAGCAACCGCGACCAGTCAATAAAGCTAAGGTGATGCCTGTATGAATCAAGTAGCAGACTTTCCTTTTGTAAAGGACATAGCTAACGAGCCTCGTGTCAGTAAGCAGTCTAATAGAAAAGCCAAAACTCACACGATTGCGCTTGTCCCTCCTAACTACTTGAACACCTTATGGCCAGATGTACGCGATGAGCTTGCTCGTGCGGTCGATAGATCTAAAGGTCGATGGAGCCTAGAGATGTTGTTTGCATCCATTCTTAATGGAAAGCAACACCTGTGGGTTGCATTTGACGAAGACAAAAACATTGATGGCGTAGGCACAACAGAGATTGTGTTTTATCCAAACCGCAGGATGCTCGGCATCATGTTCCTTGGCGGCAACAATTTTAACGATTGGGTCTGGGACATGCTTGAGAAGTTTAATGACTGGGCTAGAGATAATGAGTGCGACGGTATTGAAGCTACCGCTCGC